TTAAACTTAATCCCGAAACAGAGATTATTGAGGATGTTAAGTTTAAGACATATGGTTGTGGGTCAGCTATCGCATCATCTAGTATGTTTGTAGATATGCTGACAGGATTACACATCGATGATGCGAAGATGATTAAAGATAAAGACATCGCTGATGCCCTAGCACTTCCGCCCATCAAGATACATTGCTCGGTACTTGCAGAAGATAGTATCAAGAGAGCAATACAAGATTGGGCTGAAAAGAAAGCTGGTCGTAATACTACATGGTTAGAACAAATTACCATGCCCAAAGAGGAACCAAATGCAGATAACATTAACTAAAGATGCAAAAGATTATTGGAGCAAACTGATAAATGAAAAACCTAGTGCAAAATATGTACGATTGGGCGTCAAAGGTGGCGGCTGTGCCGGATTCTCATATTCATGGGAGTATACTGATAATTCTGACCGTGGTGTTTTAATTGATGATATATTAGTAGTGGATGATTATGCAGAAATGTTTTTACATGGTAGTGAGATAGTATTTCAAAAAGACTTAGGGGGGTCTCATATTCAAGTAACAAACCCCAACGAAGTAAGTTCATGTGGATGTGGCGAAAGCATACAATTCACATCGGCAGTATAGGAGATAACATGGCAGACGATTTCGATTTTGGGTTTACCGCAGTAGATGACATACCAGCAGGAGAAAGACAAGAAACTCCTGTACAGGCGGAAATCCCTTCAGACCAGATAGAAAAGATAATGGACAAACTAGAACAGTTAGAGTCTAGGATTCTTGCATCTGATAATTCTGGAATGATAAATGAACATAGGGCATTACTGGAAAGTGATGTTGCTACTAAACTACGCGATGCAGAGGATTTAATACTACCACTATTAAAGAATCTTAAACGCAATCCAGAGAAAGATTATATTCATTGGCCAAACAGGGATGTAATCATAGACAAACAAATTGAAAGGATAACAGCAGTAACAAGATACTTTGAGCGTATCTAGTGGGTAAATTCTATAGGAGAAAACGCATGGCTGAGGACGAAGAATTAAGAGACCAAAAGGACATGACGGAACACCAGAAACAATCTTTGAGATTCCAAAAGAAGTCTATCGATGACCAACAAAAAGCGATAGAAGAACAGCAAAAAGCGGTAGAAAAGTGGATTTCTGAACAATTTTAGTGAAAAAAAATTAAACTTTTTTTACTTTTCCTTGTAAATCAATGACTTAGAGAGGCAGATAATCCTTGACTTCTGCTATGGAATATGCGATCATATACATGTATTTGAGAGTGAGAGACATATGGACATAACCCAAAAATCATACCTTGCGAAACTCCTCGCTACTGAGGATGTTTCGATTGAACATAGGAATGTACCTACCGCGTACTTTGATTTGAAATCTAGGAAGATTGTACTTCCCAATTGGAAGGACATGCCTGATTTCTTGTATGATTTATTGATTGGTCATGAAGTAGGTCACGCTCTAGTAACTCCCGCTGAAGGTTGGCATACTGCCGCTTCTAGTAAGGGTGCGAATTTCAAATCATTCTTGAATGTCGTAGAAGATGTTAGGAATGAGAGACTAGTTAAAATTAGATATCCAGGCTTGGTCAAGTCATTCTATAAAGGATATCAAATGCTTTATAAGAAGGACTTTTTCGGTCTTTCAAAATTACAAAAGACTCCCCAAGAATTACCATTAATTGATAGAATCAATCTTCACGCTAAGGTTGGTGCTTTCCTTACTCTACAATTCACTGCTGAGGAACAGGTCATACTTGACAAGTGTTTCGCTGCTGAGACTTGGGATGAGGTTGTCGCCATCGCTGAGGAATTATTTGAGTTCTCTAAGACTGAAGATGCGATGCAAGATCTTTTAGATGAGAACATGGGTATGCCCCAGTTCGGTGATGATGAAGATGATTTTGATATGGATGAGAATGGCGAATGGGTTGAAAATCCATACGGTGAAGAAGAGTCTGAAGAATCAGAAGAGGGCGATGCTCAGTCTGGTGAAGAGACTGAAGAGTCTGAAGAATCAGAAGAGAGTGGCGCTGAGTCTGGTGAAGGTGAAGAGACTGAAAAAGAAACTGAAAAGACTACGCCTTCTAATGAAGAATCAAAAGATACTGAAGATACTAAAGAGTCTGGTGACCCAGAAGATGGCCCGATTCAAGAGGGTTCTACTGAAACTGAGGGACACAATCCTCACGATTTCGATGACGCGGAACCTAAGTCATTTACCGATGAAGCGTTTAGGGATGCTGAACAAAACCTAGTAGAAGATGGCAAGACCAATGGTGTTGTTACTGCTACTATGCCTAAGTTCAAGACTAAGTACTTTGTTTTCCCAACTACCGATGTTTGGCCTGCCCAAGATTTCAAGTATATTTGTGGTGGAAGGTACGATGATGTTCCTGCTGGTTCTGCTAAGGATGTAGAGAAAACATTGCTTGATGAATTTATGCAAAGAAATAAAGGTTCAATCAATCAACTGGTTATGCAGTTTGAGATGAAGAAAAAAGCCACTCTATTAAAGAAGGCTCGAGTCAATAAAACTGGTAAGTTGAATGAAGATAAGTTATGGGCATACAAGTTGACTGAAGACTTGTTCCTATCGAGTACTACTGTGCCAAATGGTCAGAACCACGGCATGATGATGTTTGTAGACTTTTCTGGTTCAATGGGTAGACACATGGCTGGTACTATTGAACAGACACTAATCCAAGTTGCCTTCTGTAAAAAAGTTGGTATCCCATTTGATGTGTACGGTTTTTCAAACTGTGCTAACTCTCTCCAAAGTGAGAAGTTTGGGAATGGGTCTAGAGGTTCTGCTTTCCAATCTGCTAATGATGGTGAGTTGTTTATTGAGGCTGGTGGATTCGCTCTGCTTCAGTTGATATCTTCTGAGTTGCCTCAAGGTGAGTACAATAGATGTTTCAAAAAATTACTTGGTTACAAAACCGCGTATGAGTGGAGAGATATGAAACCAAGAATGGAAAGATATGACTGTCCTTACCATCTTTATCTTGGTTCTACTCCGCTGTCAAGTTGTATGATAGTTGGTGCTAAGATTGCTAAACAGTTCAAGGAAAGAAACAGAATTGAAGTTATGAACACAATTGTTCTTTCCGATGGTGGAAACACTTCTGACTTAGAAGTAATCGCGGAAGGTCAATATGAAGAGAATGGTAGGTTCAGATATGAAAATGCCATCTCAAAAGAGTTTTGTGGATACGGTTCAGAAAGATGTGACATTGGTAAGTTCCAATTGAAAGGCAACGGTATGTCAGTTACCACTAACATCAAAGGGATGTATGGAACAAACTACGGTAGAGTCAGTTATGAAAGTGCTACTGCTGTTACTTTTGACTACTACAAAAAGTTTGTAGGTTCCAGAATTGTTCACTTCTTCTTAGTTGATAATAACATTAGAGAAGCGAGACAGGCGTGGACTGATATGACAGGTGAGTATGCCGAGTACGATGACAATTTTGCTAAAGAAAAGGCAACTAATTGGAAACTCAATAACTTCATGTCTTGCCAGTCTAAGTTGGGAAGTGATGCTACTTTCATTTTGAAAGGTGCAAAGTCTCTTAATGAAGAGGCAGAGTTTGAAGTCAAGTCTGATACTAAGGCTGACATATTGAGAGGGTTTAAGAAATTCCAGAAAGGCAAGTCCAATTCTAGACAGTTCTTAAACAGATTCATAGATGAGGTCGCGTAAGTGGTTGATTTTACAGGGAAAGAAAATGAAAAAAAATTCATTTTGGCCCTTGACATTTGCCCCGAAATATGGGATCATGATCTAGTAAATTGAGATGAGAGGTTATATATTATGAGTGTAAAACAAAAAGAACAGTTCCTTCAGGCCCTTGCCGATGTGAACAATTCCGCGTCTGCCGTGTTCTCCAAAACGGAGGCAATGCAGATTGCAAAATCGAATGGGTTGAAAAATCCCATGTGGTTTTTTAAAGAGTGTAAAATTGGTAGGAACCAATTTTCGCCAAACATGGCAACTCTAATGACGGTGGGTAATACTGCTCTCAAACCTGTCGCCCCTGTGGCGCCTGCCCTTGAAGAGTCGGTATCTACCCTAGAACCAATTGAGACAATTCAGTCTCAAACATTGGATGCCAAGATTGTAAAACAGGCAAAACTTGCGGTGGAAATTGAAAATTTAATTCCAGATTCAGATAGTACTTATGTCCCATTTGGGTTCCATAAAGATTTGGTGAACATTATCAAGTCTGGTATGTTTTATCCTACATTTATTTGTGGTCTATCTGGTAACGGTAAGACTATGATGGTGGAACAGGTTTGTGCCAAACTCAAAAAAGAAGCGATTAGGGTTAACATCTCTATCGAAACTGATGAGGATGATTTAATCGGTGGCAATACTCTTGTTGATGGTAATGTTGTTTACAGGGAAGGCCCTGTTCTGACTGCCATGAAGAGAGGTGCGATTCTTATCCTAGATGAAATTGATAGGGGTTCTAACAAGTTGATGTGCCTTCAGGCAATCCTTGAAGGGAAACCTTACTTCAATAAGAAGTCTGGTGAGGTCATTACGCCTGCTACTGGTTTCAATGTGATTGCTACTGCGAACACAAAAGGTAAAGGTTCCGATGACGGTAAGTTCATGGGTGCTCAAGTTCTGGATGAGGCGTTCCTAGAAAGGTTTGCTATCACGGTGGAACAGGAATATCCTTCTAGTGTTCAAGAGAAGAAAATTGTCATGAACAAAATGGGTGTTGCTGAGTGTATCGATGAAGACTTTGCTGACAAGTTGGTCATGTGGGCTGACATAATCAGAAAGACTTTCTACGAAGGTGGAATTGATGAGTTGGTTTCTACCAGAAGGTTGGAACACATTGTCAAGGCATACGCGATGTTCTCTGATAGAATCAAGGCAATTCAGTTGTGTGTCAATAGGTTCGATACCGACACTAAGACTGCCTTTATTGACCTTTACACTAAGGTTGATGCTGGTGCCTCTGTAGAAGAAATCATGGACAATCCTACCGATGGTTCTGAAACTGAAACTTCTGAGGAAAATGACAGTTATGACTTTTAACATTGACTACAAATATAATGAAGGGGCTCTTATTCAAGAGCTCCAATCTTATATAGATGAAACTTATGGGCAACATTATTCCCAAAACAAATATCAGGCAACCGAATTCATTATTGATGGTGGCCATGGGATGGGATTTTGCATTGGAAACATTCTAAAGTATGCCCAGAGGTATGGAAAAAAAGACGGTACTAACCGTAAAGATTTATTAAAGGTACTGCACTATGCTATTATTGCATTGCATGTACATGACAACGAACAATTTATTGATGGCGAAGAAGAAGAGTATGAAGAAGAGACTCGCCAGTACGAACAATTTGAAGGCGATATCGTAGACGATATACCCTTTTAACAGTTTGCCCCCAGCGGGCAGTCGGGACTTGGTACACCTCTCTCTTACTCTCTCACAAGAAGTATCAAGTTCCCGACACTTTTATTATAAATAAGAGAGTAAGAATTTTTTAGAGGAATGAACAATGGCATATAGATTAACATACACAAGTACTCGACCAGATACTACAAAAGATTGGTATTTCTTTGCTGAGGATGCTGACTCTGGTTTTGAAACTAATGGTACACATTTTAGGAATTGGCTTGACGCGAGAAGCGATGTAACAGTAACACTTACTGTAGCAGAAGATAATCTCTCATTTAAATGGGAATTAGACTTTGCTGATGAGGATGCTTATGATGCATTTGTAGTAGATAGAGATGCTTTATTTGCATCTGCACCATACTCTGGCACTGCTCATCTATCAGAAACCGCGTACACCGATTACTTAACTGCTAATAGTATGACTGCTGAGACTACTACGGCGGAAGTATAAAGAATGGGGTTGACATTTGCCCCTAACAAATGTTATTATATGATGTTTAATTTGATTGAGGTATATTATGAAACTATCCAAAAGTACTCTGGAGTTGTTGAAGAACTACGCTACGATTAATACCAATCTCTTGGTAAAATCTGGTAGTAGTTTATCAACTGTGTCCGCTTCAAAGTCTATTCTTGCAAAGGGCACTATAGAAGAGAACTTCCCACAGGAGTTCGCAATCTATGACTTAAATCAATTCCTATCTTTGGTCACTATGAGTGAAGATACTGAGATTGATTTTTCTGAAGATTATCTGACATGCAAATCTGATGCTGGGAGGTTCAAGTTTTATTACGCGGAACCATCTATCATCGTGGCAGCGCCAGAGAAAGAAATTGAAATTGATGCTTTCTATCAATTCAATATTACCAAAGAACAAATCAACACTATTTATAGGGCAGCGAGTGTAATCTCTGCACCTACTCTTAGTGTGGTTGCTAGTGGTAATGGAGTAGTCCTTAGTGTTGGTGACCCCAATACTCCGAAGAGTAATTCATTCACTACTGACATTGGTCAAGCGAATGTACAATTTGATGCTAGACTAGGTATTGAGAATCTAAAAGTAATCCCCGATGATTATGAGGTTACTGTTTCTCAAAAGAAAGTATTCAAATTTTCTAACGCGAAGAGAACCTACTTCTTGGCCCTTGAACCAAGTTCAAATATTTAATGGCTTGGGTTGAAGGAATGATTGCTGTCTATGGAATGATACTTTCTTTCATGGCCGGCTGGTTAATGCCGAGAGGTGATTTTATTAGAAATTCCCAGTTATGGGTAACCAAAAAAATATACAATTGGTTAGCACATGACAAGGAAAAGTTGAAGGAGAAGTAAATGGAAATCGAAGTTGGTCAAAAACTGCCACAAGATATCACTTTCCACATAAGGGTAAGGGATGAAAACATGGCAGCACAGGGTGATGAGAACCCATACATTTGGCAGATGGTTAATTCAACTGACTTGTTCAAGGATAAGAGGGTAATTCTCTTTTCTTTGCCAGGCGCTTTCACGCCAACATGTTCTACTTATCAACTACCAGACTATGATAACAACTATGAGTTGTTCAAGGCGAATGGTGTTGATGAAGTATACTGTCTATCTGTTAATGATAGTTTTGTTATGAACAAGTGGGCGGAATGGTTGAATATCGATAATGTAAAAATGATTCCAGATGGTAGTGCTTATTTTACTGAGCAAATAGGTGCATTAGTAAGAAAAGACAATCTGGGATTCGGAGCGAGGTCATGGAGATATTCTCTGCTCGCGAATGATGGTGTAGTTGAAGTCGCATTTGTCGAAGATGGATGTGGTGACGATTGTCCGACAGACCCATATGAAGTATCTGACCCACTAACTATGATGGAGTATGTTCAAACTGAAAGTCCTGTAGGGCGTCAGCACGAATTGAATCTTGAAGATGGATTGGGAACAGAAGAACAGTTTGCATAAAGTTGATTACGATTTAAAACCTTTATCAAAAGAACTCGCAATCGATTTTATACAAACGCATCATTATTCACCTATGATGCCTAAACTCACGAAACACTTTTTAGGGTGTTTCTTGGAAGGTGAACTAGTAGGTGTTTTGACTCTGGGTTGGGGAACACAGCCTCGACAAACAATAAACAAGATGTTTACTGGGTTGGAGTCAAAACATTACTGGGAAATTGGTAAGATGTGCATGACAGATGAAATGCCAACCAATTCCGAATCACAGATGATAAAGAAAGCTGTGAGATGGATAAAAGATAATTGTCCAGATGTATTGTTTCTTTATACAATGGCAGATGGTATCATGGGTAAATGTGGATATGTATATCAGGCAAGTAACTTTTTATATGGTGGACAATACTTCACTCAAGTATACGAAATAAATGGAGAGAAAGTTCACCCAAGAGCAACAAGAAAATTATGTGAAGAGAACGCAAGGTTCTCTGGCAAAGAGAGAGTTTTTTGGTTGACCTCTGATTTTATGATAGACAGAGGAATCAAAAAAATAGAAGGATATATGTTTAGATATATCTTTCCGCTGAACAAGAAGGCAAAAAAATTATTGAAAAAATCAAATATGGAATGGACTAGAACTTATCCAAAAGACCATAACTTAAAATGGTTTGACAAAACTAGTAAACCCAAATTTGAAATTGAACAACCTCACTTTACATATGATAATGTTCTTCATAACGCGAGGAACATAGACGGTGGTGGGGCATCTTTAAGAGGAATATTATGAGCAAAGTTATTTTAGTATCGGGTGGATTTGACCCACTACACAAAGGACACCTTGACCTATTGAAACAAGCAAAAGAGATGGGTGACCATCTATCGGTAGGTCTTAATAGTGATGAGTGGTTGACCAGAAAGAAGGGGTCACCATTTATGTCACAATGGGACAGAATGGATATGTTGATGGAATTAAAATGTGTTGACCATGTAGTTCCTTTTAATGATGATGACGATACTGCTAAAGACTTTATAGAAAAAGCAATTGCTTCATGGGGAATAGACCACAAGTTTGTATTTGTGAATGGTGGTGACAGGACAGAAGATAATATACCAGAGATGGAACTAAGAGAAAAATATTCTCATGCTCATTTGGAGTTTGCCTTTGGTGTTGGTGGAGAAAAATCATACTCCAGTAGTAATGTCAACATTGAAGAGAGAGCGTGGGGTGACTATAAAATTATTCACGCGGAACCAACTGCTAAAGTAAAAATATTAAACATTGATATCAATAAAAGTATCAGTTATCAAAGACATTTTTATCGTGGGGAAATCTGGCATATTGTAAATGGTATGGCAATGATTAAAACCAGTAGAGGCAATCCAGCAAATTATGAGTATGAGTACTTGACTTCTGGTCAGAACTTCAGTATAATACCTTACGAATGGCATCAAATAACAAATGTGGGTAATGAACCCCTAAAGATAATTGAAATACAACATGGTTCTTATGTCGAAGAAGATGACATAGAAAGACAGGAGATAGTACATTGACAAGAGCAAGATGGAAAAAAGGAGTTAAGGCGAGAAGACAAGTTGCATTGGAGAACTTGTTGAAAGCAAAGTTCACTCCAAAAAAGGTGAAGTCTGGTAAGTTCACTAAAAGCGAACCTATCATGGTAGACCGTTCTGAGGAAACTTGGAACAAGAACCGTGATTACCAGATTGAGGTATTACAGAAAAGGGTGCAATCATGAATGAGTTTTTATGGGTAGAGAAGTATAGACCCCAAACTATTTCCGATTGTATTTTACCAGATTATTTGAAAAAAACCTTCCAAGAGTATGTGGATGCTGGTGAAATATCTAATATGCTTTTGTGTGGGACTGCTGGTACAGGTAAGACCACGGTGGCGAGAGCACTTTGTAATGAACTTGGTTGTGACTATATTGTTATCAACGGTTCGGATGAAAGTGGTATCGATGTATTGCGTACTAAGATAAGAGACTTTGCTAGTACAGTCAGTTTTGAAAGTAAGGCGAAGGTTGTTATTCTAGACGAGGCAGACTATCTAAATCCAAACTCAACGCAACCAGCACTTAGAGCTTTTATTGAGGAGTTTTCTGGCAATTGCAGATTTATTTTTACATGTAATTTCAAGAATCGAATAATCGAACCTCTTCACAGTAGAACATCTGTTATCGATTTTAAGATTGAGAAAAAAGATAGACCAGAGATGGCACAGAAGTTCATGGGAAGGATGCAGTATATCCTAACTCAAGAAGGTATTCCGTATGAAGGGAATGTTCTCGCGGAACTATTGATGAAACACTTCCCAGATTATCGTAGGGTTCTAAATGAACTCCAGAGATATTCTAGGAGTGGTTCTATTGATAGTGGTATCCTAAGTAATATTGCTGAGATAAACACCAAGGAATTGATTGACAGTCTGAAGGATAAAGATTGGAAGAAGATGAGACAATGGGTAGTTAACAATGTAGATAATGACCCACAAGGTGTCTACAGGAAGGTCTATGACTCTCTTATCGATAAGGTAAAACAAGTACCCCACTTGGTACTATTGATTGCTGACTATCAGTACAAGAGTGCATTTGTGGCAGACCAAGAGATTAACTTGACCGCGTGTCTAACTGATATCATGGCGAGTGTAGAATTCAAATGATTGAGGGATTGGGCGAACCAGTAAAGACTTATGATGCTGAAGAGTTTAAGGTAAAGAAAAAAGCAATTAGTCCGTTTGACTTTGCGAATAGTATCAACTACACCAAAGAGGATTTGATTGTAGATGATTGGTCTGAGAAACAGTACAATGCTTTTATAGTGAACAAGTCATTGTCTCATGGAATCGATACGGTTGTGGCAGCCAATGAAATGAATTCCAGACCACACTTGGATGCAAAAATGCAGTATGATTTTTTGCGTGGTTTTGTTCGCAAGAAAAAAAGATTTAACAAATGGTTAAAACCAGAGAAAGAAGAACATCTGGAAATTATAAAAGAATATTTTGGTTACAGTAATGTTAGAGCTCAAGAAGCACTCAGACTTTTAAGTGATGCAGACATTGAGGCGATAAAAGGATTACTGAGGAAGGGTGGAAAATAGTAAAACCATAAATACTTTCATATTAATTAACAAAATTATGAAGGTATTATCATGGTGGATGATTTTTTTGACATTGACTTCCCCGACTACAAACCAGTAGAAATAGTTTTAGAAAAAGAGGATGATTTTTTAAAGGTTAGGGAAACTTTGTCTCGCATTGGAGTGGCATCAAAGAAAGACAGGACATTATATCAGTCTTGCCATATTCTCCATAAACAAGGTAGATATTTTATAACTCATTTCAAGGAACTTTTTGCTCTAGATGGTAAAGAAGCAGACTTGACTGATAACGATTTAAAAAGACGAAACGCAATTGCTAAATTGTTAAGCGATTGGGGTTTAGTAAAGCTTCTTGACGAATCTATTGAAGAAGAAATGGCTCCGATGAGTCAGATAAAGATTTTGTCCTTCAAAGAGAAGGATGAATGGACGCTCGTTACGAAATATAATATCGGGCGAAAACGATAACCTTGAATAAAAGGAGAACTTTAATGAAAAAGGTGTTGACAGTTGCTGCTGTCATTTTTGCTATGTTACTACCAATAGAGGGCGTTGCAGGCCCCAATGAAGACTTACATATGGCATGTAAATCCGCAATCAAACAAAACCTTCAAGGTCGAGCTATCCTACGCGGTATAGATTATAATCCGAGTAATGCGATAGCAAAATATAGGGTCAGAGGTTCTACAGGGGCACAATATGTGACTTGTATACAGGACAAATCATCTGGTCGTATAACTTTAATTGATAGGGAGACTGAATCACCACTAGAAATGCTGGCTGGTTTATAATTTTTTTCGCTTGAATTTGGAAAAAAAGTCCCCAGATCATATAAATATAGTAGTAGATGCTCATGGTGAGGTCTACACTTTAACTCGCTTAACAAGGAGAAAAACATGAATACATTAAGCACGCAAGCGCATTGGGACAATCTTGTCTCTGCATTTCCACACATTCGCAGACAGTTCGTAGGGTTCGATAGAGTAATCGATTTACTCAATCAAAACTTTGAACCAAATGTGAACGCATATCCACCTTTCAACATAGAAAAATTAGACGAAGAGAACTACGAGATTCAAATGGCTCTCGCTGGGTTCACGGATTCTGATTTGGCAATTGAAGTGAAAGAAGGTACGCTTACTGTTGAGGGGAACCAAGAATCCGATTCAGAAGTTGATTTTATTCATCAAGGTATTGCTCAAAGAAAATTCAAAAAGTCATGGAGTCTCGCTGACACAGTTGTTGTCAAGGGTGCTAGATTGACTGATGGGATTCTTAGAATTGCTTTGGAGAATATTATTCCAGAGGAAAAGAAAGCTCAAACTATTAGGATTAAAACAAAGTAACCTACAGGGGGGCGTATGCCCCCCACTTACTCAAGAAGGAGAGAAATGAAACAAGATATGGTTTTCCGTAAGTTCAATACATACGGAATCTATCTTATATCATTGGTAACATGTGGAACCATGATATATAGTTTAGTTCAACTTATATAATTAGAGGAAATTATGACAAAAAAGAAAAGTGAAAAGAAAGTTGTAGAAGAAGTAAAAATAGATATTCCACCAGAAGAAGTGACACGCGAGGAAACAGAAGATAGTCCTCAGCAGATATGTGGCATTAAAATCTCTGGTGCTGATGAGATGATTTGCTATCTACAAAAGGATGACCAAGGTGGTAGGTATATTATTACCAACCCTGCTAACATCAAATATGTTCCTACAGAGGGAAAACAAGGACAATTCAAAATTGCATTTGTTCCACAGTCCCCTGCTAGTAAAGGTGTCCTATTTGTACCATATGGTCAATTAGAATACATTTATGACCCCAAGGAAGATTTGGTAAAAGAATGGTTGAATAAATTTACACACACGCAAACGACAGAGATGAAAACAAAACCGAAATTTACAGGATAATTTGCTTGACTTTTGATACACAATCGTGTATACTATCCTTTAAATGAAAAATCGGTTTTATTATGTCTAATTTTTATACTTATGCGTGGCAATATGGAAATTCTATCCTAACTCGTGGGGTTAGGAATGGGAAGCGTTTCACCGAAAAACATCCATTTCAACCTACCTTATATGTCAGAAGTAATGGAACTTCTGAATTTACCAACATCGATGGTCATTATCTAAAACCAATTCAGTTTGGAGATAATGGCGACTGCAAAGAATTCCTAGACAAATACTCCAAGGTAGATAACTATCCTATTTACGGACAAACTGATTTAACATATCAGTATTTGTCTGCAATGTATCCAAACGATATTGAGTTTGACCTCAGTAAGATGAAGATTTATTCCATCGATATTGAGACAACAGCAGAACATGGATTCCCAGATACAGAGAATCCTATCGAAGAAGTTCTTCTTATTACAATCGTAGATAACTACACCAAAGAAATATTTACTTGGGGTTCTGGTGAATGGAAGCCAGGCGAAGAGACTAAAGACCTCCCTGTTACATACACTTATTGTTCCGATGAGTATGACTTGTTGGAAAAGTTTATGACTTGGTGGGCACAGGATTATCCAGACATAGTTACTGGATGGAACCTAGAATTATTTGATATGCCTTATTTGGTTGGAAGAATTGACCGAATGTTTGGCAACAACGCGAAGAACAATCTCAGTCCATATTCTATGACTAGGAAGAAAGTCATTAAGGGTCACAACAACCGCGAATTGTTGAAGGTTGATATGAAGGGTATCATTCAACTTGACTACATGGACTTATATAAAAAGTTTACTTACACTTTCCAAGAGAGTTATCGACTTGATTATATTGCCGAGGTAGAACTTGGTAAGAAGAAACTGGAGAGTGGGTTTGAAACTTTCCGAGAATTCTATGAGAACGATTGGAATCGATTTATTGATTATAATATTATCGATACGGTTCTGGTAGATGAACTTGAAGACAAGATGAAGTTTCTTGAACTGATTATCACGATGGGATATGACTGTAAATGTAATTACAATGATATCTTTTCATCTGTGAGAACTTGGGATTGCTTGTTATTTAATCACTTACTTGAAAAGAACATTATGATTCCTCAGAAGAAGGAACACTTCTCTAAGGGATTTGCTGGTGGTTATGTGCAAGACCCTAAATTGGGTAAGTACAAGTGGGTTGTATCAGTTGATGCGACTTCTCTGTATCCATCTATTATTATGCAACACAATCTGTCACCAGAGATGTTGGCAGAAGGACACAAACCTCTTGACTGTACGGTTGATAGTATTCTAGAAAGAAAACACTCAACCAAAAAGATGAAAGAGGCAGGATTGTCTATGGCAGCCAATGGTTATCTGTTTGCGAGAGATACACAAGGATTCATGGCAGAAATTACTCAGAAGTTTTTTGACGATAGACAGAAGTATAAGAAACTTATGAAGAAAGCAGAACAGGATTTTGAGGATACCAAGAATCCAGAACTCAAAAAAGATATTGCGAAGTTCAACAACTTCCAGATGGCAAGAAAGATTCAATTGAACTCTCTCTTTGGTGCGATAGGTAACAAGTGGTTCAGATATTTTGATGAACGCATTGCAGAGGCAATCACACTAACTGGTCAGTTAATCATTCGTGATACTGGTAAGGCAGTTGATGAGTTTCTAAACAAGTTTCTTGGTACAGAGGATGTTGAATATTCTTTCTATACTGATACTGATAGTTGTTATATTACTCTTGATAAGATGGTAGAACTCCACATGAAGGATAAGTCTCAAGAAGAGATAATTGATATCCTTGATAAGTTTACGGAAGATAAACTAGTGCCGGCAATCAATGGTCGCATGGCAGAGTTGGGTGATTACATGAATGTATTCCAACCCAAGATAGATTTCAAACGCGAGGCAATTGCCGATACAGGTATATGGGTTGCGAAGAAAAGATACGCTATGAATGTGTGGGACAACGAAGGTGTCCGATACAAGGAACCCAAACTTAAAGTGATGGGTCTGGAGATTGTAAGGTCTTCAACACCAGCACCAGTTCGTTCAAGTCTCAGAGAGGCAGTTGAGTTATGTTTGAACAAGGATGAAAAAGAATTACAGGATTTCGTTGAGAATACATGGCAGGCATTTAGTAAGATGCCTCCAGAAGAAATTGCCTTCCCACGCGGATGTAACAACATTGATAAGTATTCTTCACGCGAAACAGTTTACACTAAGGGAACTCCGATGCATGTTCGGGGTGCCTTGGTTTACAATCACTTGCTTAGGACTCAGAAACTAGAGAAGAAATATCAAACCATTCAAGATGGTGATAAGATTAAATTCCTCTATCTGAAAGAACCTAACCATGTGAGAGAAAATACCGTAGCGATGAATGGTCTAATGCCAAAAGAGTTTGACTTACATCGATACATTGATTATGAAACAATGTTTGAGAAAGCATTCATTGACCCATTGACTACTATAGTCACCAGTTTGGATTGGAAGACTAGACCAGTAGCAACATTGGAGTCGTTATTTTAGGAGTGAATATGAGCACATTAGATAAATTAAAAAAGAACTCAACGATAAAACATACAGAGGTTTTATCCAAGAGTAAATTTCTGAACAATAAAGATATTGTACAGACAACCGTTCCCGCTTTGAATGTGGCGTTGAGTGGTAAATTGGATGGTGGACTTTCTACAGGTCTAACAGTTTTTGCTGGCCCATCTAAACATTTCAAGACTGCTTTTGCCATGTTATTGTCAAAATCTTATTTAGATAAATACGATGATGGAGTGGTGTTATTTTATGATTCTGAGTTCGGCGCTCCTCAAGGATATTTCGACAGTTTCGGCATAGACACAGACAGAGTTATTCATACTCCTGTCACAGACATTGAACAATTAAAACATGATGTCATGTCCCAACTCCAAGGTATCGAAAGAGGTGACCGTGTAATTATTATTGTTGACTCTGTAGGTAACCTTGCCTCGCGTAAAGAAGTTGAAGATGCGATAGATGGTAAGTCAGTTGCCGATATGACTCGTGCAAAACAAATGAAATCTCTATTTCGTATGATTACTCCTCACCTTACAATCAAAGATATTCCAGCGGTGGTTGTGAACCACACATATAAAGAAATCGGTTTGTTCCCCAAAGATGTAGTGTCTGGTGGAACTGGTGTTTATTATAGTGCTGACAATATCTTTATCATTGGTAGACAACAAGAGAAGGAAGGGAAGGAAGTTGTAGGATACAACTTTATTATTAATGTCGAGAAGTCAAGATTTGTACGCGAGAAATCAAGGATACCCATCGAAGTTACTTGGGAAGGTGGCATTAGCAAGTGGTCTGGTCTCATTGATATGGCTCTTGAGTCTGGTCATGTGGTCAAACCATCAAACGGATGGTATGCGAAATCTGGTGAAGACGATGCAAAGAAGGTCAGACTTAAAGATACATACAACAAAGACTTCTGGATTCCAATCCTTAGTGATAAAACTTTCATCAAGTGGATTGAAGAAAGATATTTGATGTCTGCTGATGCTATCATGCAGTCAGAAGTTAGTGAAGAGGATATCAAGGATGCCTACTCCGAAGTGTGATAAATGTGAGAAGAGCATCGACATGGAAAACGATGCTTGTATTGTTTTTAGACACGCGGATGGAGATGCGTATCTCTGTGAAGAATGTGTTGAAATAGTGAAGGAAGATTTTTATAATGAGATTAGAACAGACAATATTATCGAATCTGATACATAACGAAGATTATGTCAGACAATCAATTGCACATTTAAAAGCATCTTATTTTTTAGATGCTGAGTATCGTGAGGTATTCAAATGTGTGCGTGATTATGTTACGGCATATAATTCCCCACCACAAGCAAGCGCACTTAAAATTGCCTTACAAGATAACAGAAAAATTACTGAAGACCTCTATGAAAAATGTGAGGAACTTATCAACAGTCTCAGTCCGACTAATGAAGATGAAAGGTGGTTGATTGACCAAACAGAAAAATTCTGTAAGGACAAGGCAGTTTACAATGCTATCATGCAATCTATTCAGATTATTGATGGACAGGATAAAACATATTCGGTAGATTCTTTGCCTTCCATATTGTCAGATGCTCTTAGTGTTGGTTTTGATAATAACATTGGTCACGATTATGTTGGTGACGCGGAAGCACGATTTGATTTCTATCATAGACACGAAGAAAAATTACCATTCGACTTAGAATATTTCAACAAGATTACTGAAGGTGGATTGATAAACAAGACACTCAATATTGCTCTTGCTGGTACAGGTGTGGGTAAATCTCTTTTCATGTGTCATGTGGGTGCATCTATGATTGCTCAAGGTAAGAATGTTTTGTATATCACATTAGAGATGGCAGAGGAAAGAATCGCTGAAAGAATCGATGCGAATATGATGGATGTTTCCATGCAAGATTTGAGAGACTTATCCAAGTCTATGTACACAGACCGTATTCAGAAAATCCAAAACAAAGTTGACGGTAGGTTGATTGTTAAAGAGTATCCTACTGCAACTGCTCATGCTGGACATTTCCGAGCACTTCTGGAAGAATTAAAACTGAAACAAAATTTCTATCCAGACATAATTTTTATTGACTATTTAAATATCTGTGTGAGTCAACGACTAAGGAATAATACTGGTGCAAACTCATATACTATAGTCAAGGCAATCGCTGAGGAACTAAGGGGACTGGCAGTAGAGTATGATTTACCAATAGTATCCGCAACCCAGACCACGCGAGGTGGTTTTAACAATAGTGATGTTGATTTGACGGACACCTCAGAGAGTTTTGGATTGCCTGCAACCGCTGATTTGATGTTTGCTCTTATCAGTACAGAAGAGTTAGAACAACAAGGTCATATGATGGTCAAACAATTGAAGAATAGATATAGTGACCCTACAAGAAACAAACGATTTATGATTGGTGTTGATAGGGCGAAGATGAGATTGTATGATTTAGAAGATGCTCAACAAAATCTGGTAGATTCTGGACAGGAAGATGACCAACCAGTATTTGATAAAGGAAATTTTGGTTCTCGTATGAACTTGAGTCAAATAAAAGTATAAATAGGCGTATGATTAGTAAAGTATTATTTGGTGTCATTTTAGCTGGTGGAATTGTCGGGTACTTGTATTACACAAATACTCAGGCAGAACTTATCGAGCTTCGTGAATATAATATGGCGATGGAATTACAAGTCGCTACACAAAATGAAACCATTGATAAAATGTCTAAACAATACGAAACACAAGCGAAAGCGCTTGGTGAGTTGACTTCAAAGAATGCTGTTATTGAAGCAGAGATGTCAAGATATCTTGATATTTTCCGCAGACATAATTTGGCGAAACTTGCTGCTGCTAAACCAGGCCTAATTGAACCAAGGGTGAATAATGCGACAAAAGATGTATTCGACAGCCTCGAAACTGATTCCAGTTTTGAGTTTGATGCTGATAATTAGTGGTTGTTCTTTAATACCAAAACAACCGCGTGAGGTAGAAATCAAAACCGTAGAGGTGCGTATACCTATACAGCATCCTGTGTACCCCCGACCAATCGATATGAAAGAACCAAAGTGGTATGTCGTATCCGATAAAAACTTAGACGAATTTCTAGTCAAAATAGAGAAAGAGGCTGGACAGATGGTCTTTATGGCAATGTCTGTTCCAGATTATGAACTCATGGCGTATAATCTCCAAGAGATTAAACGATTCGTGAAAGAAACCAAAGAAGTGATTGTGTATTATAGAACTGTTATGTCAGATGATGAAGAAAATATAGAGGAGAAATCTGACAATGGCAAAGGAAACAATTGACACAGGAACTAATAAGGTAGATGTTGATTTAGATAGATACACCGATTTAATTTTGAAACTTGACGAAGCGCAAGACAAAATTAGAGAGATGGAAAAAATTACAAAAGAACTGAAGATTACAACCAAGGCTGCACAACCAAGCACAAAATTCTCAATAGGTGCTTTGTTTAGAGATGAAAATGATATTAACGAAAAGTCCATTATAGGATTTGCATCATTTATTATGATGCTCGCGTTTGGTATTGTTGACTTAGTAACAGGATTTTGGGGACAGGATATCACAATATCTGATACAATCTACACTTCATTTGTAGTAGTTACATTGGGTGCTTTCGGAATTGCAGAAGCTGGTAAGGCATTCGGTAAACAATAACCCCTAACATAAGGAGAAAACAAGTAGTGAAAATTGCGGTTGGCATCGCATTAATAATCGCACTAGCAGGATGCGCTAGTGGACAGGGTGTAAGACCCACATTTCAGAACAATACAGATGACACTCTAATATACTGCGAAACCATAGGTGGTTTTAAAGAGTGTAAAAGGATGCACAAAGGTGATGCTGTACAGAGATTAAACACCTTTTTATCATCCCCAAGAGTAAGATTTTAAGTAAGTTACTGATTTAATTGACAATTTAATTTCACTTTTTTTCGCTTTGGCCCTTGACATTTGGGTGAAAATATGAGATCATGATCATATAAATTAGAGAAGTGAGAGAATATGAAACAAGAAATTGAAAACCTAAAAGAACTGATTATAAATGACTATGAAAACTGGACATCTAGGTCTCTATCCTATTCCGATGACGGTAGGGCAGAACAAAGGGTCGCGGAATTCGCCTCTAATATAGAGGTCAAAGAAGGTCAGAAATATATTAAAATCATTTCTGATAGGTCTGTTTGGGGTTTCATCGTGAAGACTGAAACCGATAAATTATTTAAGAAGGGTGACATTTTGAAACCCGCTGGTTGGGCTGCCCCCGCTAGGAACAAACCTAGAGGCAATGTCTTTGAGATGTTGGATGGCAAAGGAACTGGTTGGGTAAGATGGACTGGCCCACAGTATTTGAGATAGGAGAGACTTATGGCAGACCATTGCGGAATTTGTGACACTAGACGCCCAGCAACGGGCACTAACCACCTAGTTTTGGGTGAACAATGGATTGAGTTCTGCCGTCCATGCGGTGAGAAAGAAATGCTCACCAATGGTGCAACGGGCGAACAGAAGTCCGTTCTAGAAGTCTTCTGTATGGGCGATGTTAAACCTATTTGGGAAGATATAGGAGAGAGAGTATGAAAATGGAAGGTGATATAATTGCTGAAAAAGGATATCTCAAATCCCAGATAAATAAATGGGAAGAGATTGTTGATAAGATTGATTCTGCTGTTCGCAATGTGAATGACGAAACAAAGTCTATCAAATACAATGAGGTTCCTAGTAACATTTATTTGGCAGTCGAAGGGATTGCCGACACTTTGGGAACACAACTTAGTGCAGAAGAAAGTAAAGAACTGAAAGATGACCTTAAATGGAAAGTTAATGAAGTTCGTGAAGCAGTTAACGCTTTAGAGTCTGCCATATATGAGTTGTCAGAACCATTTACTGACATGAAAAGGTCTGCTGAAAATAAGAAAGATGATTTTGAGTATGAACTTGATGACTTAGAATGGGAACAAGAAAAACTTAAAGACGCTTCATAGGCGAATACAGGATGCCTGCTAAAGTCTGTATAGGTTGATGACCGAACATCCGCGAGGGGAATGAAAACGCCCCTCTTCTTTTATATAATGGAGAAATTATGAACCAAAATGATATAGTATCGGTAATCACCCCCGCTGGTGAGTTTATCGGTAAACTTGCTTATGAAACAGACACGCGATTGAAATTAAATGACCCACGCATGTTAATTACAACAAATGAGGGCATGGGATTTGCTCGTGGAGTATGTCTTACAGGAGTGGAAAATGCTTCTGAGATGACATTTTATTCGGGTGGGATTGTTTTTGTTTCCCCAACCAATGAAGAAGTACAAAAATCTTATCGTAAATTTACAAGTGGAATTATAACATAATGGGTGATACAATATTAAAAGAAATATCAGAAGAGATAAGTAAATGGCCAGACGAAAAAGAACCAATGGCACGAAATATCTTGGACGCTTATAAGTTTATATATAGGATGTTAGACCCAGAAGGATTCGGTCACGCGGTCACGGCAGAAGTTCGTGATGAAGCAAGACACATTTTGGGAATGCCTAAAGTAGAACAAAATTTATATCAATATCAGAGTAAAGATGAGTGACGGAGACCCAAGACAATTAGAACTTTTTCTAGTAGAATCGGAAGAGGAGAACACCGTGGATGAACCCAAGTTTGCACCAGAAGAACTTGAAAATTCCAATCGCATATTTAAATCTGCTACACCAAAATATGACCTTAGTTGGTATGTGAAATGGTTTTCATCTATATTAATATTAGTAGCACTTACAATTAGAGCTGCTGATTACCCACGCATATATGATATGTGGTTTGGGTTTTTCGGTATGATTGGATGGACATATGTTGGGATTCTTTGGAAGGATAGAGCAATAATTATTATGAATGTTATTAGTTGCGCCCTTCTTCTCATAGGTTTACTCAGTCATTATAGGGGAAGTTTTTAATGCCAATTTATACAATAGAAAATACTGAGACAGGTGAAGTATTTGATGTCATGATGAAAATTAATGATAAAGAATCGTGGTTACTAAAGAATCCACATTGTCGGCAAATTCCAGCTGCACCAAATTTAAATTTTGGTGGTGTTGGGGATAGAGTAAAACCCGATGGTGGATTTAAAGATGTTTTATCAAAGATTGCTGATGCAAATCCAACATCTAAAATTGCTGATGATTATGGAAAAAAAGATAAAAAATCAGTTGCTATTCGTGACAGTATGAAACGAGTCAGAAAGAAATTGGGTTCTATTACAGACGGTTCATGATGTATAAATATACAGGTGCCAAAGGATTGGCACAACAATTCATGGACGAGAAGAGGAATTAATTATGACTCGCACCTTAAAGGTGGTCACATTGATAGTGACTATCTTGATGGTAGGATGTGCCACAGGTGGCACTCAATATTATGACGCGATAAGACAGGCCGCGGAAGCACAGGCAAGAGTACAAGAAGCAAGATACGATGCACTTTCAAAGGTTGCAGCCTCTGGTGACTCTGGTGCCTCTACTGCCGCTGTAATGGCAATCGCAATGACTAGTGAAACACCAATTGTTCCTCAATTCATTGAAAGTGATGCTCTTAAATGGGCGCAAGTCATGGTTCCCTCTATGACTACTTTGGGTGGATTGTGGTTCCAGACAGATCTCGCTAAGACTCAATCAAATAATAGTAAAGCTATTCAAATGGCAAGTTTTGAATCTCAAGAAGCTATTCAGTTGGGTACGCAAGCAACATATGTAGGTCTTGCTGGACAATGGGCAAATGCTGGTCAGGCAAATTCTCAATATCTATTAGATATGGGACTTGCTGGATTCGATGCACTAAATATCGCTGGAGGACAAACCAAAGATGTAGCAATCGCTGGGTTTGATTCCTTAGAAGAGGTAAGTGTTAGTGGATTTACTCAAATAGGTACAACCGCAGTAGCTGGTTATACCCAATTGGGTACAGTTGCAACCGAAGGGTTCGATGCCCTAAACGCCATGTCTACCAATTATAACACAACAATACTTGGTATAAATGACGATTGGGCGGCAGAACTTAGACAGTTGCTAACTAATCCCTTAACGAATACAACAACAAGTACAACAACGACTAGTACAAATATACAATGTAACATAGTAAATAACGCTGTGGTTTGTTCTGAGATAGATTAGTAAAAAGTTGTATAAATAAAGGGGACACAAAGTCCCCTTTTTTAATTATGAGGTAAATTATGACAGAAATAAAAAAGATTCTTGAAGGTGAGGAATTCGTAGTTCAACCCCCCGAAGAATTAAACTTAGAAAAACAAACGATCAATCCAAATTTAATGGATGAATTTGATAGTTTATACGATGAAGACATCGATGCTGAAACAGTTAAGGCACTATCACATGCTTTAGAACTTGACTACATTGAGAAGTGGAAAGTTTTTGCACAGATGAAACTATTAGAAAGAAACTTTGCAGTTGCTGAAACAGCGAGAGTTGCCTTGCGTGACCAGTTAATTAAAGCGAATGCTAATGTACAGATACTTCTCAAAAACTATGAAGAAAAGAAGATTGGCCTAGACCACGAGATAAAAGAGAAGTTAAAAGCTAAAGAAGAACTCAAGGCAATTCGTTCTGAATTGAAGTCGCTCAAAAAAGGAAACGCTATTTCTAAGAAAAATAGCGCGAAAAATAAACCCCAGCCAGAAGACGCCTAGAAGGATTTTTATAAATAGTACAAAACATAATGTTTATGGAAAGGAATAATGGTAGGGTTTTTATCATATCTAAACGAAGATGCACAGGGCAAGAACCTACATCTTGAACATCTAGAAGACGAAATACTAAATTTCGGGATAGGTGGTGCTCGTGGTGCAATTAATTTCCTACAGTCATTGAGAGATATGCTGTCGGGAAGTTCTCGTTCATCCGTAAACATGACAGTCAAGTGGGATGGCGCTCCTGCTATATTTGCTGGTATAGACCCCAGCGATGGTAAATTCTTTGTTGCTAAGAAAGGTGTATTCAATAAAACACCACTATTATATAAGTCCACGCAAGAGATAAACAAAGATAGTAAATTACCACAAGCACTAAAACCCGCCTTCACAATCGCGTTACAAGAATTTAGCAAACTCGGAATCAAGGGTGTATTACAGGGTGATTTGATGTTCACTTCTGGTTCACTTGAATCCGAGACCATTGATGGTGAGAGATATACCACATTCCAACCAAACACTATAGTCTATGCTGTTCCCAAGATGTCAGAACTGGAACAGAAAATCAAAGCGTCTAAAATTGGTGTGGTGTGGCATACTACATATTCTGGTAATACATTGGAGAGTATGAAAGCATCTTTCGGTGTAAACATTAGTGGTCTTAGAAAATCAAAAAATGTCTGGATGGATGATGCTAGTTACAGAGATACTAGTGGAACTTCTACATTCACAAAAACAGAAACCGCCGCTGTGACTACAAAATTATCTCAATGTGGTAGAATATTTAAACAAATAAATTCAGCACAATTAGGCAGATTCTTAAAATTTCAAAATGGGTTTACTGGCAAAATGATTGGCGCCAATATCAAAACCTATAATAATTCAAAAGTAAAAGTTGGTGCGAAGATATCAAATGTGTCTGGACATGTTTCTGGATACGCGAAATGGGTAGAAGACAAATTTGATTTAGAGATAAATAAGTTAAAGACGGAGAAATCCAAGAGTTTATTAGAAAAAAGAAAAACTGAAACCCTAAGAGAACTAAATCAGTATACTGCTCTTCTTACTAATGTTATCAATTTCCAGAACTCTATGGTAGAGGCGAAAATGGTAATAGTTAGTAAATTAAATAGAGTAAAACAGTTAATGGATACTTTTGTTAGAACTAAACAGGGATTCAAGGTTACCAATCCAGAAGGATATGTTGCCATTGACAGGGTTTCTGGTAACGCGGTTAAACTAGTAGATAGAATGGAATTCAGTTATAATAACTTTACAGCAATTAAGGCGTGGGATAGATGAAAACATTAGTATATGCATTTGGTAGGATGAATCCACCCACAGCGGGACATGGAAAACTTGTCCAGAAAGTAAAACAACTTGCTCAAAGAGAAAGGGCAGACCATCTTATTGTGGTTAGTCACAGTCAAGATAAACACAAGAATCCACTAACACCACAGAAAAAAGTTGCTCACCTTAAAAAGATGTTTATGGGAACTAAATTTAAGGCATCTGATAGAGTCAATCCAAACTTCATAAAACAACTGGGATTATTAACAGGTAAATATGACAAGGTTATTATGGTTGCTGGTTCAGATAGGGTTCAAGAATTCCAGAGAATACTGGATAGATACAACGGAAAAGATTTTAAGTTTGACCAAATAGATGTAATCTCTGCTGGACAAAGAGACCCAGACGCGGAAGGCGTAACAGGTATAAGTGCTAGTAAGATGAGACTATTTGCAAAGAATAACGATTTTAACTCATTCAAAAGAGGGTTACCTACTGGTTATAGTGGGTCTCAAGCTTTATTTAAAGATGTGAAAAAGGGAATGGAGTTAAAAGAGGATAAACATCATACCTTTTCACAATTTTTAAGAGGATAATAAATGTCAAAATATCTAAAGGGTTTACTTCCCACAACAGGGTTACCATTCTATGAGGAACATGCACCACATCCAGACGGTATGTGGGGATTATATGGATTAAAAGCAAATGGGCCAGGCATTCAAGACCCATCTGATTTACCAGATGAATATTATGAAGAAGTTGCAGAACGCGAGGAACTTCTTGAACAACTGAAAGTAGATGAAGGAGTAAAATATGAAGTCTATCTTGACCACATTGGGTATCCCACCTGTGGTATCGGCCATCTCATTAAACCAGAAGATGCCGAAGCGGAACTTGAAGTCGGAGATGAAGTCTCAGAAGAAAGAGTCATCGAACTCTTCAAAGAAGATATCGGAATCGCCTGTAGAGATGCAGTTAATATATACGGCTGGTCTGGATTTTGTGAGTGGCCCGAAGAAGTCCAAAATATCCTTATTAATATGACATTTAATATGGGTCTACCTAGACTTAGTAAGTTCAAGAATATGCATAGGGCATTAGAGAAACAGGATTGGAAACAAGCTGCTATCGAAGGACGCGACTCTAAATGGTACGAACAAGTAAACAATAGAGCGGAAAGATTAATGAGTAAATTAGAGGAAATCTAATGAAGAATTTTATGTATATGTGGTTACCAACTGTGGTATTATTGGGTATTGTAGGATGTAGTGCAATGCAAAGTGGATTACCAGATAAATTTGATAGTACAGAATTTAGTGAATTAGTTCGTTTGAATTTGGTATCAGAATCTACTGAATGTTCAAAGGAAGACATTCACGAGGCATATGAGATGTCTGCATTTCTGTCTAAATACGCGGAACACACATTAAATGGAAACAATGCTGAAATCTATTACCAAATTAATGACTTGGTTGAGGAATTGCATGAAAGGGAATCGCCATCTGATGCTTACTGCAAATTGAAATGGCGAAATATAAACGATGTAACAAACCGCGCTCTTGAAGTGAGTGGAAGTAGGAGAAAATAATGCCGATGTCAAAAGAATCGCTTGAACTAACACAGGGGAAACTCTTAGAACAATATGAAGATAAGTTAAAAGAGTTAAATAATTTATTGGACGAAGGACATTTGTCCCCAGATGAGTATAAAGAACTAGTCCAAGATTTCACAGATGTAGAGGCAATAAAGGCAGATATTAAGGAAGAAAAACTTAAAGTATTTGCTGAAATGATAGTAACACACCTTACGACACTAATTAAAATATTATAAATAGTGTTACTATGGAAAAGACCTTTGCAGACTTTGTAGATATCCCAGAGCTTGAAGAGGGTGTTAATGACCCTGCTATCTTCAAAGCAGTTTTCCTTGCCGGCGGGCCTGGGTCTGGTAAGTCTTTCATGGTTGGACAAACAGGTCTAAATGCACTAGGGTTCAAGATAGTCAATTCTGACCAACAATTTGAACTCGCACTAAAAAACGCTGGTTTATCTCAGAAAGCAGCGGATATATTTTCAACAAAAGGTCAATCTCTCAGAGACCGCGCTAAATTTCTTACTTTAAAAAGACAAGATTCCTATCTAGGGGGAAGACTTGGATTAGTTATTGATGGTACTGGTAGAGAGTATGACAAGATATCAAAACAAAAAACAGAATTAGAAAAACTGGGTTATGAGACTGCCATGATAATGGTTAACACAGACCTAGATACTGCTGTCAGTAGAGACAAAGCAAGAACCAGAACATTGGGAGCATCTGCAATTACTCCAATGTGGAAATCAGTACAAAAGAATATAGGTAGATTCCAAAACCTATTCCGTGGCAATATGTACATTGTTGATAATTCAGAAGGTGCTGATTATAATAAAGGTGCTTTGGCGGTATACAGAAAGATAGGCGCGTGGTCAAGAAAACCACCACAACATAGACTTGCGAAGGCGTGGGTGAAAGACCAGAAACAAAGACGCAATATTAAAGAAGCAGAATTACCACCACATCTCAAGAGACATTTTGACAAGGACGGAAATGTCAAGAAAGGTTCTTGGAAGTCTGGGGATTGGAAAGCGGATAAGAAACAACCAAAAGTCAAGTTCACAGTAAAAGATGTGACACCGAAAGGATATGGCCCCACAGAAGATATAGACAAAATGGACATGGGTGATGTTATCAAAGACTTTTATAAGAGTGACGCGCCACAGTTCAAAGGTAAATCTAAAAAGAAACGCAGAGAGATGGCGATTGCCGCTAAACTCGCATCTGTATCAGAACGCATAACTGAAGATATTAAAATTAGTAGGTACGAATGGGGTAGACCAGATGGTACTGATTATATGAAAGCGTTGACGCCTGGCGAGCCTGGTAAAACTACCAAAAAGAACAAGTCTAACGGAAACCTTAAACACTACAAGGCAGTATGCGAAGAGGGAGATGCGGAAGAATTAAAATCAATATCATCTGCAACCCATGACCAAATACACAAAGATGTGGATGGGACTCAAGATGACTTTGAAGGAATCATTACTCTAGATACTATAGATAACGATTGGACTGCAATATTCACAGAACCAGAAATAGAAGAGATTGAAAAAGAAGCGGATGAGTTAACTTTTGACGGTATGGTTAGTTTGGGAATGTATGATGAAGATGAGTTAGAAGACTTTGAGGCATTTGACCAAGATACCGACTGGCACGATGAAATACAAATAACCGAAGTTCTATCTATTCAAGGTAGAATGAAAAGACGATTTGCTGCTAGAAGAAATAGACAAAAATTAAAAGTTGCTCGTATGAGAGCCGCGAGGAGGGCAGCTGACCCGACTAGGTTGAAGAGGCGTGCTACTCGTGGTGCGAGAAACATGTTGAAACAGAGGATTGCGAGAGGAAGAGACATAGGTTCTTTACCACCCGCTGAAAAAGCTCGTATCGAAGGTATGGTCATGAGATTTTCTGGATTAGTATCTAGGATTGCTCAAAGGATGATACCTATTGTTCGTAAGAACGAGATGAAAAGGTTGAAATCTGGTTCAAGACAGAAATCCCAGAAAGCGAAGAAGTATAATCCTACGAAGGCAAAATTCCAAGCATCGAAACAAAAGGGTAAGAAGTATAAAGCAACTAAGAAAACATTTGCTAAACCAAAATTAGCAAAGAAACCTAAGGCGGCAAAGAAGACGAAATGATAGAGTGGTTGAAAAGACTCTGGTTTGAGGAATACGAAGTTACTATTTGGTTTAATAAAGAGAAACCGAATCCATTTGTTGATGAGAAAACGCGAAGTAAAAAGGTATTTCTTATGAAAAAAATACAAACTAAAAAGCAGACCCATTTTAGGGGTATAGATATAGATAACAATCAGATTGAAATAAAAACAACGGAACCTTTTGACTACCAGATTAAGAAGATTTATTAATGGAAGGAACAAATATACACATAACACCAATTGCTCCTACATCTAGTTCCGTTCACTCTTGGACTGATAGACAAGTTGTTACTAAAGTTTACTCTGGTGATGACGGACAACTTAAAGTGAAACAAGATATTTACAACACAACAATCTATGATGCTGCTGGTAACAAACAAACAGTAACTACCTCGCACAGTATAGATTATTTAGTATGACAAGGAAAATATGCCAACAAAATATAAACCCAGTATTCTCAGATTTGATAGGAATACAAAGAAAACTACCATAGAACACTTCTATGTGAAATCATTATCTGTAGAGAAATTGTTTGAAATGCTAAACAATTCCAGTACAAAACCAAAGAGCAAACAGAAATTTCGGAATGAACTTGTGAGGCGAGGAGTTAAAATAGTTAAAGTTCCTGCCCAAGAATCAAATCCCTAGTACTTGAACTTTATAAATAATACCAATAAACAAATTTATATTGGAGATACCAAATGTCCAGCAGATTAGACAGAATAATTAGGGAGGTTCTCGAAGGCGGAGAGAGTACCCTATTAGAAGCGGATATGTCAAGAAGACTTGATATGCTCGTGAGACAGGGATTGATGCCTGCTTCTCAATTACAAATTTTGAAACGCGGTTTAGAGAAATTCAACCAAGGTAAAGTGCCTGCACCGAATGAAAGAAACGCGGTTAATACACTGCTAAATGGTATGATGTTCATCGTATTAGGTGATGATACTGTATTCAATAGAGCAAGAACTTCTGTACAAAAGAAAAAATATCAAACAGAAGACTACAATGCAACACAAAATGCTATAGCTCATGCTAAGAAAGATGGTGCAAATTATAAGAAAGATGTATCTGTCCAACACAAGTATGATGCTTACCATATGAAGAAAGCTGGATTTACTCATAGAAAATATGGTGGAATGGGATCTTATTCATATAATAAGCATGGAGAAGGTGAAAGAATAACAGACAAGCATCATTCTGGAGTCAGCGAAGGATATGGGGATAGTAATCAATTCGTTGAAGAAGATAAAGATTGGCCTAGACCTTTTACAAAAGCTGAAAGGTCAGAATTTACTAGACCTAAAGAAAAGTCTGAAGATGAAACCAAAGCGATAAAAGACCGCATGAAGGCAAAGAATAAATCAAGACCTAAAGGTGTGCAAGAAAGCGAAGAATTAGAAATAGTATCTGAAGCATATAAAACTGGTCACAAGTCTTACACCGATGCAGTTAATCACGCACTATCCCATCACAAAAAAGGTGGATTAGAATCTTCCGCTGATGACAGGGCACAACACATAGGTCTGGATTCCAAAAAGCCAGGCAAAGATAAAACTACTCGCGTGAATCTTCCTGCTAAAGACAAAAGTGGTAAGAAACATATGGTTCACATGCAAGTCTATAACAAAGGTGGTTCACACCCATATGAGTTAAACACATACTCAAGTACAACAAAAGAATTGCAGAAAGAAGGCGCCATGTCAAAAGACAAAGAGTCACATGATACTGGTGGATTCAGAATTTCAAATAAAGACGCAGCTGCTGCTAAAGAAAGAGCAAAAGCAAAGAGTTCAGAGAAACGCGATAAGTTATCAAATATAATCAAAAAGAACACCATCCAGAAAGGTAAATTTAAAGGTTACATGACGGATGAGGTTAATCAAGGGGAAGAAAAAATGGATATTGATTGGACAAAAAATCCTTTCGCTCAAG